TGCTCCTTCTGCGGGCGCCTCTGCTGGCGCCGTAGACTTACCTTTCATCAGATCAGCGAGTGACGGACCCTGCGCCTCTGGTTGAGGCGCGGGCGCGGGCGGTTCGCCTGGTGCCGCGGCAGGTGCGCCGGGTTGCCCACCCATCAAAAGATTCTGCAGTTCCGGCGGAACTGGCGCGGGACTCGCAGCCTGCTGCGCCTCGCGCGCCGCCGAGATCACGTCAGGGGCGACCGCGTTGAGAATCGCCTCGGTCAACTCAGGAGTGATGACACCCTTTTCGAAGACAAGACGCAGCGCGACCTCGTCGGCGGTAGGCGCATCGGCGTCACTGAAGCCGTGCGCCTTTCTCCACGTTCCGTATGACACGGCCATCTTCTCGAAACCAGAGTCTGCATCGACGGCGCGGTCGTTACGTGTCGCGACCTGACTCGGGTCGAACCAGATAACAACCTTCTCGACCTCGCTGGGTTGAAAGCCTGCGGCGAGCAGATACGGACGCAGATACACGACGGTCAACGCATCTGCGATCAACAACATCAACGGCTCGATGTGCGCCTTGTACAGCGCCTCGTCAATCTGAAGAGCGTTGCTATACTTCACGTTCGCGAGACCGGTGACGATATCCTTCGGTACGTCGAGACCCTGAAGGATACGCTCGAGTACGCGGTCGGCGCGCTGCGCGAGCGCGGGGTCGAAGCTGCGCTCAAACTTGAACTGCTTGATCTTGTCGCCAAGTTCAGCGGGGCCGCGAATGATCAACGGTACGACGGCGCTTGCGCTGTCTTCGTCACGGATCGGTGTCGTCATCGCGTCGATGAGCTGATCCTCAAACTCGTCGCCAGACTCCTCGGGAGTGAACCCGGGCTCAAGATCGGTGGCGTCGTCGTAGGGATAGTCGGGATCAGGCGACGCGGCGACGCTAAGACCATCGGGCAGATACAGGGCGCCGGCGTTAAGACGCGAGCGCGCCGTTGCACGGAACGTTCTGTTCAACAGAAGAAGTTCAGCACACAGATCGAGCAGACCACGAAGTGACGAATCGGCCTCCTCGGAGAAGCGCGGGTGTGCTCTCCAGATACGACCAACAAACGCCGTGCCGGGCAGAGGAATGATTCCCTTTGCGTATCCGCCGGTGGGATTTCCAACCGTGAGAAGATCGCGGCGAGGAGCGATGCCGTAGTTGTTGCGCTGGTCAACCTGAACCTCGTCGATGGAACGAATGTCCCACGACTCGGGAAGACCGGAGCCGACGCGCTCAGGCATCTGAACGAGATAGCACTCGCCGGCGACGCTGATGTTCAGCGCGGCGTCGCGAAGTAGACCAGCCTGTCCGCCGTACGCCGAGTCGAGACGAGCCAGCGCGCGCTCTGCCGCGTGGGCGACTCTCTGGTCGATCTTGGAGCTGTCGCGAACTGAAACGGGAGTCTCGGCAGGGTTGTCAACGACGGCTGCATACAGACGAATTCTTGAGACAACGGACGCAACGAGGTTGAAGGCGTACTTAACCTCTCCGATGGCGTCGTAGTATTCCCACGCCTCGCTCTGCCACGCGCTCGAGTATGCGTGACGGCGGGTTCTAAAGTGTTCAGCCTCTCCCTTGTCGTTGAGGCGAACCTGTGCGGCAGCGGCGGTCAACGTACGTGTAGCGGCGTACGGAGCAGACTGCGCATAGGTGTATCCGGGAGGCAAAGAAGCGAGGCCCGTCAATGGAGCGGGAGACGGCGACTGCTGTCTACGTCTAGAATTTACCGGTTCTCGGCGAAATACGCCCACTGTTTCTCCTCGTCTTTAAACGGAGCTCATTAAGATCTTACCGCCTGTAAAACGGCATGATTTCGTTGAAATCGTTGAAATTATTGAGCGCGGTCTACTACAAAACCTGCGACGCATGAAAGCGCGAATATCGAGCAAACAAACAGCGTAGGTCCCTGTGTTATTCTATACATACTCATAACCAGTGTTGCGGCATAAACGCTCGAGCACCAGTTACATGTGATGAGATATCCGTACATCGATTTCTCGGGAGGAAATCGTGCCCAGAACTTCTCACGCAGAGACGAGAAGATCGTGTCCGTCGTGATGAACCGCGTGATCCGAACCGTCGCGAGGGCGAGGATCAAAAAGTCAATGACGTTGAAGTTGTGCATCTTTTACCTTTACTCTCATTCAACAGGATCGTTTGTTGAATAGACCGTATTGTACGGGTTCCAGCCGCGCAGACGCGAGCCACAGCCGCAGTTCGCGTCCTTCTCCATGATCACTACCTTACCCGTCACCGTCTTGAGACAGGTCACTCCTCGGGTCGGCTTCGGGTTGTCGGGGCGCAGCGACTCGCGAACGTACTTCTCGCGAAAGATCAGCATCGGCCCCTTATCTGAGTCGGCGGCGATCATGATCGTCTCCTCGGTCAAAATGACCCGGACGGCGTCGACAAGACGCGAGCCGACCAGGCGGGTGTGAGGAGTAAGCGTACCGCTCTCGTATTGTTCATCCGTGACGTTTTCTCCAACGCACGCCCGAACCCGAGCGGGAAACAGATCATAGATCACCTTCATGGCTACGGTCGCACCCTTCTTTCCATGGCCTTATATGTGACACCCGCCGCGGCGGCGAGCTCGCGTATCGAGACACCGCGCTCGTACTCGGCGCGGCAGATCTGTGTGAGCTCGTCGTTCGCCAGAGCGTACGGTGACGTAGGAGCAGTCCGAGAACGGTGACGCCGAGCAAGAGGAGCGAGATGTGCGATTTTCCGCGCGGCGGTAACGGATAGGTCAGGTGAGCGAGGGTCGAAGAAGCGACGCTCCGCGCGGGGTTTAGGAGAGTGAGAAGGAGCGGAGGGAGGAGCGGAGGGACGGAGGAGAGGTGAGGGCGGAGGAGGGGGGGGGTAGGGAGGGTGCAAATCTTCAGCCGCGGTTATTGGTGAAGAAGAGGAAGAGGAAGAGGGAGGAGAGGAAGGGAGGGGAGATGAGATCCAAGAGCGTACCGTGGAACGAGGGCGGGGCGGGTCCATGGCCTCGCCGATCGCCGCGAGGGACCAACCTTGAGCGTACAGGTCACGGGCATAGGCGCGCAACCACACACCGTTGAGGGTGCGCAGCACGGCACGCTCTTCATCGGGGAGCTCTCTCTTCTCTCTCGGCACTCTCTTATTGTATCATCGCCGCGGCGGAAAGAAGTGTACATTTGTACGTTAAAGGTTCACTCTTCAAAATTTTCTGCGGGGAATTTGAAGAAGTGGGAGACGTTGTACACTATTTCTGCTTTGTACATTAAGGTTAGTGGCTTGGGCGTGAGAGAGAGTAGTCGGATATATTCGGGTGTCGTGCAGGTGTCTCCAGCCTTCGTCGTGGTCGCGGCGGTCGGCAGGCAGGCGCGTCGTGGTTGTAGGCCTCAGAGGCGGTTCTAGGGTCCATAGGCGGCCTGTCGTGGTGGGCAGGCAGGTCAGGCTGGTGGGCCAGGCAGGCCTAGGTCAGGTGGGTCAGGTGGGTCAGGTGGGCCATGGTCAGGCAGGCCTGGGTCAGGTGGGTCAGGGCCAGGTAGGCCTAGGCTAGGGCCTACGAGGGCCTAGGAGGCCAGGGTGGGCTGGGTCGGGCAGGTCAGGCTGTGACCAAGGCCAAGGCAAGGCGTGACCAAGGCCTGAGCCTGTCAGGGGCCAGGTGCAGGGCGGCCAAGGCGGAAATGGTCGGCCTGAATGGCCTGCCATGGCGGCCAGGGCTGGTACGAGGGTCGCGTGGCCTGGTGGCGGCCTGGTGGCGGCCTGGGCAGGCCCGGCGGCCGCCTGGGCAGGCCCGGCGGCTGGTCGTAGGCAGGCTAGGGCGGGCCCGGCGGTCGTGGCGGCCTCGTAGGCCTGCCTGGTGGCGGCCATGGCCATGGTCGTGGCCTGCCATGGCGGCCATGGGGGTGGGGGCCATGGCCAAGGCTGAGGCCAGGGGGTGGGGGAGGCGCGCCGGGCTCACCGCGCCCCTGGTTGGCCTGCCTGACCACCGCGCCTACGCGCGTGGGGGGGTGGCCAGGGCCTGGCCAGGGCCAGGGTGGCCTGCCCGTATGGGGCCCGTATGGCCAAGGCCTGCCATGGCCAGGGCATGGGCCTGCCATGGCCAGGGCTATGGCCACGGCCAGGGTGGGCCAGGGTCCGGCCAGGGCCTGCCAAGGGCCTGCCCGTATGGGGTCAATGGCTAGGGCGGTCAGGGTCCGGCCATGGCCAGGGCTATGGCCTGCCATGGCCCGGGCAGGGGCCGGCCAGGGGCCAGCCAGGGGGCCAGGGCGGCCTGCCCGTATGGCCCAGGCCTGGACCTGCCAGGGTGGCCTGGGTGGCCAGGGCCAGGGGCCATGGCGGCCCAGGTGGTCAGGGCCCGCCGGGGTCAGGGCCTGCCAGGGCCAGGGCCATGGCGGGCCAGGGCCTGCCAGGGGCCAGGGGCCATGGCCAAGGCAATGGCCAGGGCCAGGGGTCAGGGCCTGCCAGGGCCAGTGGCCAGGCAGGAGGCCATGGCCACGGGTCGGCCGTCGGCTGGGCAGGCCAGGGCGGCCATGGCGGTCATGGCGGGCCAGCGCCAGGGCCAGGGCGGCCTGGGCGGCCTGGGTAGCACAGGCCAGGGCCATGGCCAGTGGTCAGGGCCAGGGCCATGGCCAGGGCCAGGGCCAGGCAGGGGGCCATGGTAGCGTCGTGGCTCACCGCGCAAGGGTGGCGCCCAGTTCACCGCGCCTGGGTGCATTCCCCCTGATCACAGGGAAGTTTGCGGAATAATGCAATGAATGGTTTACAGTGGGTCAGTATGTGGTATAATGAACTTGTCAGCCACGGTGGCTGGCAAGGACGAAAGGACAAGGCAATGATCGGACTGGCAGTCAAGGTGGCCAAGAGCAAGACGGCTCGGAAGGTCGCGAAGGTCGCGGTGAAGAAGGCGGCTGAGCACGTCGAGGTCAAGCGGGTCGGGACCGACGTCGAGGTGACGGTCGCTGGTCGCCGGTTCTCGGCCAAGGAGCTGCTCGAGGC